CCACCTACAACAAGCGCGTGCCCCCGTTCGAGACGCTCGGTCGCCTCAAAGGGCAAAAACCCAGCGAGGAAGATCTCGCCAAGGGCGGCATCTGGCCGGCGGAATTGCTGCCCACGGGCTGCCTGCTGATCAAAATGACGGTGTTCCAGAAAATCGGCTGGCCTTATTTCTACGAGACTTACCAGTGGCCTGGCGCGACTGGCGTCGAGGCGTTCAAGGAAATGGTCCGGGAATCCTACTCGGTCACCGCACCGGAGCAGATGCTGGCGACCATCGACGGCACGGCGTTCGCCGACTGGCTCAACATGGTTCACAAAGTCGAATCCGCCTCGGAATGGCGCTATTTCTCCGAAGACCTGCAATTCTGCCGCAAGTGCCTCAAGCATGGTATCGAACTCTGGTGCGACCTCGGGCTGACATTCGAAATGGTTCACCTCGGCGTGAACGAGGTGACCTGCAAACCGATGGGCCCGGCGGCTCAACAGTCGATGGTCGTTCCGGCGGTGATGTAACGAATAGAGGTTGAACTACCCTCCGGACCGCCCATCCAATCGCACCCCATGAAGGGGAGCGTGCATCCGGACGAGCCTGTGGCGTTCAACGCCAACGACCCGGACCAGGTGCAGAAGCGACAAATCGAATCCCTCCGCCGCGAGAAAGAGTCGCGAGAGGTTTTGGTGACGCTTCTAAGCTCTCGCGCTGGAAGGGCTTGGATGTACGAATTGCTGGACGCCTGCCACATCTATCGCACGAGCTTCCGCTCTGACGCGATGGAGATGAGTTTTGCGGAGGGCGAACGCAATATCGGCCTTCGCCTTCTGAGCCAGATCACCGCTACCGCACCTGATGCGCTGCTTCTGATGCTGTCCGAGCGCGCATGAGCGACACGAACACTCCGGCACCCTCAACCCCGGAGCCAGCCGCTGCGGCTGCTATTACACCTCCGCCTGCGCCCGCAGCGGCGCCCCCATCTGAAGCCTCGCCCGCCGCACCGGTTGCTCCCGCAACGGTGCCGACCTCACTCCTCGGCGATGCGATGGCGGCGCCTGCTGCGCCAGCCCCTGAACCGGCCAAGCCTGCTGAGGCGGCGAAGCCCGCTGAGGCCGCACCAGTCGAAGCGCCAAAGCCTGTCGAGGCGGCCCCAACTGAGCCGCCCCCGACCCCGGTCTATGAGGCGTTCAAACTTCCCGAGGGCGTCAGCTTGGATCAGTCCGAGCACGCCAAATTCACCGAGATCCTCGGCAAGTTTGAACTCGATTCCAAGGCCGACCACGCAAAGATGCAGGCGCTGGGGCAGCAACTCGTCGACATGTATCTCGCCGATACCAAGCGCATCGCCGACGCCCAGCAGGCATCGTGGACGCGCATGCGCGACGAGTGGAAAGCCAATTTCATCAACGATCCAGACCTAGGTGGCCGGAACCAAAAAGACACGCTCTCCCGCGCCGCCTTTGTGATCGACAATTACGGCGGCACGCCGGAGCAGGTCAAAGAGTTACGCCAGATGTTCGGCATCACGGCCGCCGGCGATCATCCGGCCGTCATCCGCCTTCTCAGCAATATCGGAAAAGTCCTGCAGGAGCCAAAGGGCACTGCCACGGGCAAACAGGTTTCGCCTGCGTCATTGCCAAAATCCCAGCGCCGCTACGCGGGAACCCTCTCAAACGGAGCGAATGGAGCTAACTGATGGCATCGATCACACTATTGGACTGGTCTCGTCGCGTTGGCCCCGACGGCTCAATCGATGAAATCGCGGAACTGCTCAGCCAGTGCAACGAAATCTTCAAGGACATGCTCTGGCGTCCGTCGAACCTGCCGACCGGCCATAAGTCCACGCTCCGTACCTCGCTGCCCTCCGGCACATGGCGCGCAGCCTACGGCGGCGTCGGTTACACGCGCTCGACGACCGCGCAGATCACCGACACGTGGGGCGAACTCGTTGCGTACTCCCAGATCGACAAGACGGTTGCGGACCTCAACGGTCAAACCGCCGCATTGCGTATGTCGGAAGACAACGCCCACCTCGAGGGTCTGTCGCAGCAGGTCGCCTCGGCGATCTTCTACGCCAACGTCCTGACCAATCCTTCCCAGTTTCTCGGCTTCGCGCCGCGCTACAACACGCTGACTGCATCGACCGCGGCCAACGCAGCCAACGTCCTGAGCGGCGGCGGCTCGGGCAACAATAACTCATCGATCTGGCTCGTCGGCTGGGGCGACATGACCACCTACGGCATCTTCCCCAAAGGCTCCAAGGCTGGCCTCGTCTTCGAGGACAAGGGCGACGTCGTGCCGGGCTTCGACTCCAGCAACAACCGTTTCGAAGCGTATACTTCGTTCTTCAAATGGCAGTGCGGCCTCGTCGTCGAAGACTGGCGCTACACCGTCCGCATCGCCAACATCGATACCAGCACCGCTGGCTTGCAAGGCTCGGCGCCCGCCGACCTGTTCCAGCTGATGTCGAAGGCGGTCGTCCGCCTACCGACGGCTTCGCGCCGCGTGTCCGGCATCACCGAAACGGATGCGCCCGACGAACCGGCACCAGGCATCAATCCGGCGTTCTACTGCAACAGGTCGATCCGGGAGTACCTTGACATACAAGCCATCAGAGACAAGAATGTCCTTTTAACCCCTAAAGAGTATGCGGGAGAGCCGGTTGTAGAGTTCAGGCAGGTCCCTATCCGTGTATGTGATGCGCTCACGATCACGGAAGGAACTGTCTCCTAAGCGCTCAGGAAGAAGAGGACGTTCGTGCCTAACTGGACACCCGAACAGCGAGCCCGCTACTACGCGAATGCCAAGCGCAAACGCGATGCGGCAGCTATTGCGGCCGGGCGCGAGCCGGGGAAGCAGGGGCAGCCATCGAAGAATCGCACGCCAGAACAGTTGCGCGAATTGCGCAACATCAAGTCCAAGAAATACTGGGCTGAAAACCGCGAGAAGATGCGCGAGTACAAGCGTGAATACGAGCGCAAGCGGGCAGCCGATAAGGCCCGCGCGGAAGGGCGGCTTCCCGGCAAGTCTGGGCCGAAGCGCAAGTATGCGACCAACGAAGAGTATCTCGCCGCGCAGGCCGCCATTCGTCGCCGGTATTATCAAGAGAACCGCGAGAAACTTGCTGAGGCGGCCCGCATCCGTGAGCAGAAGAAGCGGGATGCGATCAAGGCTGGCACTTACGTCAAGATCAGGATTCGTCCGCAGACACTCGAAGAGAAGCGCGCCATCCGCTCAGTTGACGCGCATCGCCGCCGCGCTCGCATTCTGGGTGCCGGCGGAGCGTTTACAGCCGAACACGTCCGCCTCGCTCGTCGCCGCCAGAATGGTCTGTGTTTGGTCTGCCATCGCCTTCTCGGCGAGCACGATTTGCATACGGACCATTGGGTTCCGCTGACGAAGGGCGGCAGCAATGACGACAACAACATCGCCATTCTTCACGGCGTCTGCAATTTGAAGAAGGGCACGAAACATCCGGCTGAACTCGGCTTGCCCGACCAGCCCCTAGCTGCGTGAAACCGTAGGAGAATCTCATGTTCCTTGACACCAACTTGCTATTCTTTCACAGCGGAACCACCTACGCTTTCACGTCCGGCGAGTTCTTCTCGCTGGCTGGTGTGACGGCGGGCACGGCGTCGGCCGTGATCAACCTCGGCACGGCGCGCGATCTGGGCATCGGCGACGGTGAGGCGGTGCCGAAGCTGGCCTGCACCATCGGGACAGCGATCACGTCGTCCTCGACCGGACTGCGGCTGAACTTCCAATTCCAGGGGTCGACCGACAGCACCAACTGGACGACCTACGTGGAGTCAGGCGCGCTGGCTACGTCAGCGTTCTTGGTCAACACGAACGTCTTCCCGATCGACGTGCCGCAGCGGCCGGCGGGCGCATCGCTGCCGACCTACTACCGGCTGAACATTGCGCAGACGGGCACGACCGTGGAGTCGATCTCGTCTGGCACCATTCTCGCCGGCATCGTGGTTCAGCGCGATCAGGAGAACGCGGGCGCCCACTACGGCTCCGGCTTCTCGGTGGTCTGATGCCCATGACAGCGGAGAGACCCACCAGCACCGAATTGCCAAAGTTTCGACAGACGAACCCGCACGGGTTCTACTACGAGGACACGCTGTGGCCGGAGGGCACGGAGTTTTATTTCACCGACACGCCCAACGAGTTCATGGAACCGCTGAACGAGCCGGCGCGGATTGCGCTCAATGCGTACCTCGACAAGCTCGACGAAGAGGCGCGCAAATTGGCGGAGAAGATGGGGCGTCCTTTCTATGGGCGCCCACGCGAGTTCGCCGACCAAGTGGACCTGATACGGCAAGACGCGCAGCAGATCCGCGATGAGAAGGATCGTGCTGCGACATCGAAAATGCAGCCCGTGAAGCGGGCTCCCGTTCCCGTGCAGGGCCACTTGGCAAAGAAGGCAAGGCCGCCGTCCAAGATGACAGGCGCGAAGGTTCCGGCGCCGCAACCGAGCCCAGAGGCGAAGCCGATCGCGATCCTGGGCAAGAATTTTGAAGAGATGCTTCCCAACAATAGGTAGGCGACGATGACCGCTGCAATTCCTGGCACCATCCAGGCGATCTCGACGTACACGAACAGTTCAGCGCTCACCACGGTCAACATCGGCGGCTCGGTTATCGTCGTCGCGCCGCCAGGGACCATTCAGGGGTCATTTACGACGTCGGCGCAATCGAACAGCACATCGATTACGCTGTCGTATGCGTTCACGGCGCTGACGTTTACGCAGACCTCAACGGGCAACACGATCAATCTTCCGACCGGCGTGCTTCAGGGCCAGGTGTGTGGCTTTTCCATCGACAGCAACGTGACAAATCTCACGGTGAGCTCGGCCACCAATACGGTCAAGAACGGGGCCGCGACGAGCACGACAAGTGCGGGCGCGAGCCTTTGGTGGATTTACAACGTATCGAACACAACTTGGTATCGCTACGACGGCGTGTACCTGAGCCAGTAAGATGCCCAGCACCAGCGGACGTCAGCACCGATTCATGGAAGCCGTGGCTCACAACCCAGCCTTCGCGAAGAAGGCGGGCGTGCCGCAATCCGTTGGCAAAGATTTCGAGGCGGCCGATAAGGGCAAGGCGTTCCCGGCCAAGTCCAAGGCCGAACGCCGTTACGGGGGCAAGTGATGCAAGGTTTCGGTGGTGCCGCAGGGGCGGCGATGGCGGCGGGAACGCCTGACACTACGGGCATCGCCGCAAACGCGCCCGCGAACGTTCCGAACATCGTTCAAAAGCCGAAGCGCAAGCCGACGCGTGCAGAGCGTAGGTATGGGAGCAAGTCCCATGGCTAAGCACAAATGGATGAAGGAAGCTTTCGCCAACAGCCACGGCCAATTCAAGGCGAAAGCCAAGGCGGCCGGCAAATCGACTGCGGAGTATGCATCGGAGAAAGCCGACGCACCTGGATTGCTCGGCAAGCAGGCGCGGCTCGCGAAAGTCGGCATGGCCGCGCACCACAAAGCCGCCAACCGCTACTCACCGAAACATGCTGTGAAGGGCTGAGACATGGCCGAAGAAAAGAAGCAGAGCAAGGGCGAGCGTCGTTATAGCCACTCCGCCAAGATCGAACCAAAAGCCAAGGCTGGCGGGGATACGGGTTCCGGCGGCGGCGACATGCCTAAGGACAAGAAGGAAGCCGAGTCGTCCGCAGGCAGCCCCAAGCCGCAAGCGACAAGCGCTGGTGACTCTGGCCCCAAGGCCGATGTGATGGCTGGCACGGACGGTATCCCAGTCCATGAACGCCACGCCGCCGAGCGGGCCGAGATGTACAAGCGCCACGA